GAAATAATCACGCTGCCGGTTAACACTTCGCCGTAAATAACAGGAACTGGTACACCTTGACGGCTGACGTTTTGGATGCCGCTAAAGCTATACGATCGACGCGGATCGGTTGCGCTGTCAGTTCCAGAACTGATTGTTGAGGTCGGAGTCAAAAGTTGGGCGACACCGCCAAGTACCAAGGCTGCACCTACTGCGCCAATAGCAGAGGCAAACGCGCCACCAACAAGGCCGGAAACAGCAACGCCGCCGGCCGTTCCGCTTAATCCGGCGCCAAGCCCAAGGAAGCCACCGCCTACTGGACCAAGCAGGATCGCGGCTGCAATCAAACCGACGCCAGCCAAAATTTGGCCAGTGCCGCTGCCAGCACCACCAACGACGGGCACGATCCTGATGGCTTCTTGTGGTGCGGCTGGGTAGTGCAGTTGCATTGGCTCATCTGCAAGCTGCAAACCAAGCCGGCCAACAGTTACTTGGTATTCACCTTCGCTCATCACGCCACGAAGGCTGGGAAAATTGGCCAGCAGAAAACGGATCGCCTCAGCCGGTGACTTCACCGCAGCCTTGAAACTCCGCTGTCCCAGGTGCTTTGCCAGCTTGCCGTAGACCTTGATGACCCGGAACATTTCAACACCTGCTGGTATGCCGAACAATCAAGCCTGTGCTCTTCTGATAGTAGCCACCCCACAGGTCGCGGCTACTGAGTCGACCCCGCAAGTGATGCAGAAACAGTTGGTCGCCAAGGTACACACCAACGTGGTTGAGACCCGGTGATCCATCAAGGCGCATCAGGATTGCATCGCCGTATTCAGGCAGCTCCAGTCCCATGTCCACGAAGCCAGCCTCGGCAAAACATTCCTCGAACATGGGCGCCTGGTGGAAGTCCATCATGGATGCCGGGCGATCCCAATCCGGTAGGTCAAGATCCAGCTCTTCCTTGTACCAGTCGCGCACCAGCGTCCAACAGTCGCTGACGCCCCACACCCACTGCCGTCCAATCAGCGATGCTGTGTAGCCGGATGGCTTGATCTCGCACCACATCTGGGTGCCGGGATTGCAGATGAACCAAGGCAAGCCTGACTTTTCGCAGGACATGCGGTCGGCTTCACTGGGTTGCGCGGGACTGCGCGGGTGGCTGTGGAAGATTGCCGTTATTTCGCCAGCATCCTCGGCGGCGGCATAGTCCTCTGGGTCAATGACAAAAAAGTCTTGGTCGGCGGCAAGGTTTTTGCATGGCCAATAACGCTCGCGCCCTTTGACAACCAACACCAAGCCGCACGCCTCCCGTGGCGCTTCCTGTAGCGCGTGCTCCTGTGCGTCGTGTTTCCAGTGGGTCATCCGTAGAACGTGCCGGCGCTGGGGAATGACCCAAACGGTAGGTCGGCATAATCGCCGAAACGCTTTTTGCAGGAGCTGATGCGCTTGCCGCATACATCCCGCAGTGGGTCGACCGTGCCAGTGGTCACCAAAGGTTCGTTGCTGTTGCTGTAGCCAGAGGCGTACAAGACGGTGTTTGTGTTGGTGTAAACGGTCAAGCCGCCGTCAGCGTTGAGGGTCAAGCGGTTGTTTACGTTGCCGGTAACGCCTGTGACTTGAAGTTGAGGACCGGCAGATGTCAACGTGCCCACGTCGGGGTTGTTGTACTTGAACGGGTTGCCGTCGCTGAGGGTGCGGGTGGCATTGAAGACTTCGTTTAGATACCAGATGCCCGTCGAGCTGACGATTGTGTAGGAGCTGGCGCCCCAGCCAAAGGACTGGCCGGAGTAGTGGCCGGCAGGTACTTCAAACGAATCAAATCCAATCGTCAACTGGATTGTCTTGCCGGTGCTGATCGTGAAGGTGTAAGTTACAGACTGGGTTTGTCCCAGTGCGCTAGGGGAGGATCCGACCATTTGGTAGCCAAAGCCGCCGCTGCGGCCAACGCTTACATCGGTGGGATACCAGTCAATAAACGAGACGGTAGTGGGGGAGGCTGTGGAAGCGGTGTTGCTTGCCCACAGCACTTCGCTGCCATTTCTATAGAGGACAACGTTGCCGTCGGTTTGCATCCTGAGCTGGTACGACCCACTGCCCCGAACAGTGTTGGTTGCCCAGACGGCATTGTTGCCAGGGATGCCTTGCGGACCAGGCTTTTTGTAGACGACAAAGTTGCCGTCGTTTTGCATGATGCCTTTGTACCAGCCGTTGGCGGATGTGATGTAATCGCCATTGCTGAGTGTCTCGCCAGCGGTTAGCTGGTTGCCAAAAGCACTGGCGGCAAAGTTGACGGCAGGAGTCGCGCCAAGGGGATTGTCGTATTCGTCAAAGTAATTTGTCCCTGTGTAACCACATTCAGCACTGCGGTATTTCCACTGGCAGATGTTGGCGATGACTTGACGCTTCGGTGCGCGCACACCAGCTAGGTCGAAGACGGCGGCAAGCTCGAACTCGACGATCTCGCGGTTTTCAACTGATTTGCGGTCGATGTAATATACCTCACGCGGCATTTCCTCGTTCGCTGGTGTGCCGTAAGGATTGGTGCCGCCAGTGAAGTTGACCGGATCGAGGAAACGGCTGAGCGTGCGAATACGAATCAGCTTGGCGCCAGTCAGGTCGTTGCCGGGTGTGATCTCATTGACGCCAAGCAGCAATGCCGAGATGCTGCCAAGCAAGTTGGAGATGCGGATACGTGGACGCGGAAGCTGGCCGTTGCCGTTGTACTCAAATCCCTCGGCTTCAATGGGCAGCGGCTGGTATGGTTCGCCCTGCCAGTAAATATCGCCCGCTGGTGTTTTCTTATTGACGCCAGCGTGAAAACGCACAACCTCCGCACTGCCGTGCAAATCAAGATCCAAGTGCAGCTCGAATAATTCAATGATCGCGTAAGGATTGGAGCTAAGTAGCTCCTTGAACATTTCGCTCATGGCTCAAATACCTGCACAAAAGTTGCGGTAATTGTGGCCCGGTTTACGTAAGGTATTGTTTTGCTCCACTGCTGACAGATCCATTTGTAGGACGTTGCGGAGTCGGGAGGTGTCCAGTCAAAGGACTCTGCGCCAGCTCTGGCTTCTAAGAAGGTTTCGATTGTGTCGGCATTTGTCTCGCTTATGTTTTGCCAAGTTAGGTCCCACTGCTTTGCGTCCTGGTTGAGACCGAAGCGCAAACGCTGGCTGTAACCGTCGCCGAATTTGACGTTACGGACTGATGGTTGGCTGGTTTTTTGGGCGCCGTATGACGGGGTTAGTGCGGGGAAAGTAGCCATTACGCCAGCAAGCCTCCGGGACGCTTCTGCTTGATCAATTCTGCCTGGACAGCAGCGCCAACAACACGTCCCAGGGCAGTGGCATCGGGCTGGTTACCTTGCACGCTGGAACCGCTTGCATCGACGTTTACTACTACATTAGCGCCGCTCATGCCAAGGGCATCACTGGGGTAGATGCTGCCACTGGTCCGTGGCATAAAGAGTTCTGGGCCGCGTTCACCGACTAGATAGGGAGATCCGGCGGAAACTGGACCGCCGGCTGCGCGAGTTCCGAACGTTCCACCAAAGAAGGCTCCGAGTGGATTGCCGGCTACAGAAGGTCCACCAAAGCCGCCGGTGCTAAGCCCGAAAGCGTTTGTAGCGACCTTACCCGAGGCGTAACTCGGTACACCTGCCCCGGTTATTGGTGACAAAAATGATCTAATACCGGATATGGCTTGCTCAATAACAAATATGCGGAGAAGCTGGTTAGCAATTTCAATAAGTACACCGGACGCAATACCTTGCAGGCTTGCGTTAAATCCTTCAGCACCGATGATTAGTGCTTGGAAAGCTGATGTCATAGTCTGGCCTATTGTTCCAGCGATGCCTTCAGCTAGCACTCGTTGTTGTGCCTGTTGTCTGTTTAATTCAGTTAAAGCGCTTATGCCAGCGACGTAGCCCTGGGATAGCTTTGAAACACTCTCCAAGGTTTTAGCTGCTGCATCCTCTTCCTCTGCATTAAGCGCTCTGACTAGATTTAACTCTGCTTCCATAATTTGCATACGCATGGTTTCAATATGAGTAGCTCGTTCTTGATCGCTTAAAGACTTACTAAACAGGTCTCTAAATGTTTGCATTCTTTGAACACGTGCTTTGTTATATTCAGCGATAATTCGTTCTTCGTTGGTGCTAGCTGCTGCAACTTCCAAACTTGCTGATGCTTGGACATAGTTATCTTGAGCATCCGACAACTGTTGTACGCGTAACCTGGCAATTCGCTCCAGCTCTTTACGCTGTCGTTCTAAGTTCTGAGCTACTTCGCGGTCTCTTCTCTCCTGCTCAGTAGCAACAATAACTGCTTGAGCCCGTGTATTTTGAATGTTCGCGAGTTCTAAACTTTGTCTACGTAGGACTTCATTTTGTCGCAGCCGCTCATCAACAAGTTGCTTGTTGTTTTCAGTCAGCTTTTTATTTATTTCAATGCGTTGATTATCAAATTTTGCGTTTATACGTGTTTTTTCTGCTTCCAGATCCAGCTGGGTATTTCGTAGTTTGTCGGCTTCTGTGCGTCCTGTTGTCCGCTGTTTTTCAATCTGTATTAACTGTTTGTTTAATAAAATTTCGGCGTTAGATGCGGCAAGAATGTCAGCGAACAAAACACGAGCTTGCTCCAGTTCGCGATTGTTATCTTTCAGTCCGTCGTTTATGCGCCGAACCGCGTCGTCTCCAGCGATAAACTTTACAACGAGTTCTCCGGCGCTTTTAAGTACAGCGCCTACAGAGGAAAGTATTACGTTTATACCTTTGATAAGTACGTTTACAGCGTTTATTAGCGCCCCGAGTGCGGCAGCAAACGGTGACCCTACTATTCCTAGAAGCGTGGATACAGCTGTTGTAAAATCGGCCCAAGCTGTGTTAAGGATATTGACGGCATCAGTAATGCCTCCGATGGTACCTGGGATGGCACCTGTTTTGCGTAAAATATCTTCTTCGATTGCAATTTGAGCCCCACGAATATCACCGATCTGTTTCAGTATTCCTACTTGAGTTGTAAGGGTGCTGTTTACTCTGTAACCACTCTCCTCCAGAGCAGTAAGACTTACGCTCTGTAGAGCGGACCCGAGTTGGGCTGCTTTTTGGATGGCTTGATCTATGGATTGACCGATGGCGCTGCCTAAAATCTGACCTCCGAAACCGCTACCAACAAACGACCCGGCGATACTGCCAGCCACCGCGCCTGCACCACCGCCAAACAGCAAAGGGAAACCTGCGCCAAGTGCAAGGCTCTCTGCTCTTTGGCTGGATTTTTTCTGTTGTTCTTGTAGTGCTGTTCTTTTATCGAGGACTTCGTTTATTTTTCTTTCAGTTTCGAGTTCTCGGTTGGCTAACAGGAGCGCCTCGCGTCTAGTCGCACCTGACTTTTTGTACAGTTCTGCTTGTTTTTCAAGTTCGCTAGTTGTTAAACGTGTTGCTCCACTGACTTCAATAGTTCTTATTTTTCTTGCGGCTTGTTCAATAGAATTTATTTGCTGCTCAAGCGCTCTAAGTTGTCCTTGACCTTTTACGGCTAATTCAATGTCTACGCTGTAGTTGGCCACGGCGGTGCGTAGAAGAGTCTGTCATCAGTTTACCTGCCTTGCATCGTTCCAGTCTGGCTTTTACGCCTAGCGCGTTCCATGGCCTTATCTTCCTCCTCGTTTTTAAGAGCAAAGAACCCTGCCCATGCAGTCAGCTCTTCTTGGGTGAGCTGGGTTGAGAGCTGGGCAACGGTCATGCCCAGTTCGCTGGCGAGGAAAAAGATGAAGTACCAGTCGGAGTTAGCTTTTTAGGGCAGCTTTCGCTTCCTCCACCTTGGTTTCGGAACCGGAGGTCAGCATTGCCAGCTGGATTTCTTGGAGGATGCTGGCTTCGACTTCGCGGCGGAGGGCAGCGCGGTCGCCGTCTTGGAACAGGCGCTTGCCCTCCTTGTCGAGTGCTTTTTCGATCATCAGGCTCAACGCAAAATCGCCGGCGTCGTCAGTGCCAGACTTTTTCTGGATGGACTCGCGCTCGGCGATGGTCAGCGGGTGCCAGTAGATCTCCAGCAGGGTCTCGTCGCCGGCTTTGACTTCGTGTTTGTAAAGCTGGCTGACTCCGAAGTTGTTGCGGAGCAGTTCAACGGCTCGCATGGAGCAAGTGCAGGTTGTTCAATAATACACTAGGCGTTTGCCGTAAATTGGCAAGACACAATGCCCACAAAGTGTGACCGGTCCTCAATGTCCAACGGTGTTGGGCCTGTGATGTCGCGGACCTTGGGTTTGCAGGTAAAGGTGTCGGTATAACCCGAGGCGTTAACGGAGGTGAGGCCGTCAATCACGGCTTCGCACAGGGATGAGAGGGTGGCTGTTCCAGCGTTTTTGGGGACGTAGATGTTGCACTGGACAACGCCGCTGTAGAAGTCGGAGGCGGCGCCCATGTTTTGCATGGTGGCTTGGGTGAAGTTCACCGTCATCGCCACGTACTTGGTGGTTTTGCTGGGTGTGGTGTAGGGGACGTTGTCGTACACCATGGTCACTGTGGGATCGACGGCGGCCACGGCGTCGGTGACGGCTTTTTCAAATGCGGCGCGGGCGTTTACAAGTGCCATTGGTTAAATCCTCTCGTAAGAAACATAATCGCGTCCGCCCAAGAAGCCCAAGCCGCCTGTGCCGCGAGTCGTTCCAACGAGGACTTGCGGGGCCCGTTTTTCGTTGAAACTGGCTTGGAGAAGTGGACGTAATTGGCTTTGGACGAATGTGGCAACTTTGGGATTTTCCAGAGCGTAGGCGGCGTACTTGGTGCTGTTGCCGATAAATACTTTGTCGGTATACCGAAAAGAAGGGACGGCAAAACGTGGCGATATTTTGTAGGCGGTTGTGTCGCCTTTGTCGCGGCGTTTTTTGAGTTGTGCCCAGGGCTCGAAATCTTCGACGCGATCTGTTGGCTTGGTGCGTTGTGTCGATGCCTTCCAGCTAGAGGCGAAAAAGCCTGTGTAGACAGGGCTGTGGTTTTTGCTGGCAAGACCTTCAAGTGCCAGCTGGATGAAGGTGTTGTAGTCGGCGCTGAGTTTTTTGTTGAGGTCGGGCAAAATGTCCCGCAGGCCGCGTCTTGCCATCAGAAGCGCACCAGCAGGATGAAGAGGTAGGTTTGACCGCCGCGATAGGTGCGGATGTCGGTGATTTGGGCAGTGCGACTGGAACCGGCGTAGGTAAAGCTGACTTCGTCGCCAAGGGTGGGCTGGTTATTTCCGATTAGATCTGGAGTTATGTAAATCTTGGCTTGGCGTTGTTCGCGGCCTTCCTCTTCTTCGGAGACCACAAATTCGATGGGAACTTTGATATTGGAATAGTTGGTGTTGGTTGTGGTTAGTGCGCCAGTGCTGGTGTTGTAGGTGGGGGTGGCTTTGCGGGTGTAGGTGATGGTGGTGTCGAGGGACGTGCCAAGCTCGGCTACGACGTCTTTTGCGACGGATTTGAAGAGGGAATCGAGGGCGCCGGCCATGTCAGCCTCGGAATACGCGGATTTGGTAGGAGCCCGAGCCGCCTAAGCAGTAGGGGCCGAGGTAAGTCTGGAGCCAAGGGTAAACATCGAAGACGTTGTTGATGGTTCCGACGGCTTGACTGGTTTTGCTGTACTTGACTTGGAGATCGCCCAGTTTGACTTCGTCGTAGAGGCCGGTGGTTCCAGTGCTATCAGTGATTGCACCAGTGTCGTTGGCGAGGGCGCGTGCCAGCTCGTAGGTGGCGTATTTGATTTGGTTGGGGATTAAAGAGCACTCCAGCTCCACGCCGTCGACGTCGTAGTTGTTGCGCGGCCACTTCAGGGCTTGGTCTTCGTCGCAGCGATCGCCCAAGTAGTTGAGGCTGTCGATCCAGCGGGTGGCGGAGATCAGGGCGCGATTTTTCTGGTCGTCGGTTTTGTTGGTCCAGGTGGCGGAGTCGGGGACCGTTTCGAAGTAGGAGTTGGCGTCGGCCAGCGTGACGTAGCTGTTGGCCGTGGCGCTACTCAAGGTGGCGTTAATTGTCGCGGCCACAGCAACTAGTCATTCTTTATTGCAGTGTAGCGGCAATGAAAAAGCCCCACCCGAAGGTGGGGCTTGGGTCGTCCACGGTCTGATTATCAGATGGTGGAGGTGTCGAGGGGGCTGTTGACAACGATCCGCACCAGGGGGATGAGGTCGATGTCGTAGGTGGCCGACCAGTTGTCCTTGTCGTACAACTGAGCGTTGGTCGGGTTGTCGGAAGCGGAGATCCACTTGGTGCCCATCACGTGGTAGGCGCTGTGGTAATCCACCGAGAGCACGTCCTGCTTGGACAGGATGTTGCGGTCAGCCTCGATGCGGAGATCCTGCTGCACACCTTCCAGGATGGTGCCGGACTTGGTGAGATAGCAGTTGAACTCGCGCTGGTCACCGGCGTCGCCAGGGGCAACAGTGTTGACCAGGGGGTCGATGATCACGCGGCAGCCGGCGAATTCGCCGATGCTGCGGGCACCGATGCCCACACCGCCACCGCCCCACACCACGGAACCGGCAGCAGCCAGAGCCGAG